CGGGACAGGCGGTGAGTGCAAACGTCACGCTGCCGGTCACGTCGCTCATCACCGCGTAGCCATTGATCCGCGCCGGGAAATGGGTCCACAGATAGACGTGCGCGCCGACCGCGATCGGGGCGCCACCCCCGTCGAAACAGAACGTCAGATTGACATTGCGGGCGACCTGGTCGGGGGCACTCTTCGGCTGCATGGCGCGGTGCAAATCCGCCATCGCGTCGATCAACCCCTGGGGTGCGCTGTCGGTCATGGCTTACACCGGCACCGGCACGTAGTCGGCCTCAAGGCCGCCGCCCAGGTAGCTCATGGTCTGGGTGAACTCACCCTTCTCGTTCAGATCCAATGTGAGCCCGATCACCCACAGCTTTTCGCCCGTGCCGAGTCGGCCGCCAGGACCAGCATCGCCATACACCGACGTCGGTTGTTCCGGGCCACTCAGCACCAGATGCGACTGCCCTGGCCCCATCACGTCGTCCCTCCAGGTGGAGACACTCCCGGTGACGAGCTCGCGGTCGACTTCCAGAATCCAGAAGTCGTTGGCCAGCTCGCTGGCGAACGCTTCGGTTTCGATCATCGACGAGCTGACCCGGAACGTCTTGTCCGGTGGGAACGGCGACGGCCCGTCCGTGGCGACCGCGTACAGCGGGCCGAAGCCGTCGCCGTCGTCCAGGCCGGACACGACCACCGTACTGGCGTGCTTTGAGATCGAGCGGGTCATGTTGCCACCGTCGAGAATGTCGACGCCTTCGGCGATGGTCAGATCAGCCGCGCCGCTCCGCGGGCGGCCAATGATCTGCGCCAGCCACAGCAAGCCGTCCCCAGAATGGAACAACCGGTGCCCGGCGGACGCCTCGAACAGGGAGTGCAGGTAGCTGAGTCCCGTGGTGCCGAACTTCCACATGAACTCTTCATCGGCCTCGAGCCCGTACACGTGTGGCGGGTCGGCCCAGGCTGCGGCGTTGCTGGTGTCCACGCCGCAGACCGTCAGCACGGCCAGCGTGATCTCTTTGAGCGTGCCGCTCGAGGGACCGCCCAGCAGCGTGCTCAGGTCGATACCGGGCTCAGGCATGAACGGGTCGAGGTCGGGGTTCTGGTTTTCGTACTCCTCGGCCCTGCACAGATCGCCGCGCGCCTTGAGCACCACGGTCCGCGGCGAGTTGGAGTAGTCCTTGTCGGCCAGGATGCCCACGAACCGCAGCACGCCGTTGACGGTCACTTCGACCGGGTCGTGGTACGTGCCGCCAGCGATTGGATACGTGCTCAGGGTGATGTCCGCGGTCGAGACGGGCTGGTCCCAGCCGTAGGAGCAGCGCACGGCGATCAGCGTCTCGAGCGGAATAGCCATGCCGTTGAAGGTGACCGCAACGCTGGTCTGACGGACGATGTGATCGCCTGGCTGCACGCCAAGGGAGCCGACATTGGAGCCGACTTCGAACAGCAGCACGGGCGCAGCTCAGTCCACGATCTGAAACGTGACTTTGGCGATGCGCGGGCCGTTGTCGGTGACCGCGGCCTCCGAGGACAGCTCGACCAGGAGTGCTTCGTGGGTGCCTGTTGGCAACAGGTCGTCGATGACCACCGTGCCCACGCCTGGCCCACCGCCGATGTCAATGGACACCGTCGGCGGGGTGCTCGCGGCACCGCGGCACGCGCGGACCGACACCAGCTCTTTGGGCGTGAGCAGGGCAAACAAGGCGCCCCACTCGAAGTCGTTATCGATGATGAGCGTGACCGCCCATTCCTCGAGCAACCCGGCCCGATCGCTGAAGCCTTGTTCGGTCGCGGTGAAGGTCGCGTCGCCGACGCCGGTCACGGTGAAAGTTGACATGGCAACGCCTCCCGGAAGGTCAGTGGTTTGTGACGAGAATCGCTATGACAATCGCTACCAGTTCGCGCAAGAGTGAGCGCGCCTGCTCGAGGGAGGTGGGCATGTCATGGCTGACACTGCGGCACCGACTCCTGCACCGGCAGCGCCGAAGCACTTGACCGCGATTGGCTGTCTGGGATTGATCGTCTTGCTGGCCGTGGTTGTTGGCGCGTGTTCGTTGATGCTGCCGAAGGCTTCGCCAACGTCCATGATTGGCATAGGTGATCAGGGCCATCTGCGCTCCACGAGCACTGCCACGGTAGCCGTGGGGACCAGCTCTGAGGTGCTCGAGGCAGCCGTGCAAGCGGCTGCGCGCAAGGACACGATCGGCTTTCGACAAATCATGTTCGGAAGTCAGGTCGTGTGGGTGAACAATGGCACGCGCGTCCAGGTCATCGAGTTTGGTCCCGCGTTCGGAGACATGCGCAAGGTACGCATTCTTGATGGTCCGCGGGCGGGTCAAGCGGGTTGGGTGTTCGATTACGACCTCGGACCTTAGATGCCGTAGATGCCGCCGCCGAGTGCGGGCGAGGCAGGCGTGCTGTAGTTCGTCTTGACCTGGTCGACCGCTTGCTGGAACCAGTTCCCGATACTGTCCTTGATCTTCTGGATGGTGTCCTCTGACGTGACGCCACCCTGCACGTTGATATGGACTTCGCCAACGGTCGACGTGACCGGCGGTTTCGCATAGTTCCACGTCGAGGCATCGGGCAGTGGACTCATCGGCGTCAGCGGCTGCGCGGTTCGGTCGTTCTTGTCCTTCAGATCTTGCAGCGAAGTCGACGCCGCCATAGCGCTCGCGGGTGTCGTCGTGCCGCCGACGGGATGTTCGATCATCCACAACTGGAGCTCAGCCTCTTTGGTTCGAGCTTCGAGGATCAGCTTCTGCATGGCGTACTGCTGCTCTTCGATCGCAAAGCGCTGCTTGTCCAGGCCAAGCAGATAGTCGGCATCTTCGTTCGCGCGTTGGGCCAGCAATGCCGCCAGCACCAGTGGCGCCAGTTGTTGCTCAAGCGCCAGCTTTTGGCGTTCCAGGTTGGTTGCCTTCAGTGCGCCGGTCAGATCAGATGCGTCCTTCGCGCGCTGAGCCAGTGACACGCCATGCTCGGCGGCCAGCAGCGCGGGCGCATCCATCAGCTCCTGCTTCTTCATCGCCTTCATCTGGGCGCGCACGCTACCCATATCGACGTGCTCGCCACGGGCCTTGGCTGCCTTGACCTGGGCCATGAGCAGCTGCTGCTGATAGTTCAGATCGTCAGCGTTGTTCTTGAGCGAAGACGCGCCAATCCTGGCCTTGGTGATGGCGTCCTGCTGGTCGAGCTCGAGCCGCTTCTGGGTGTAGTCGACCGCGTTGCGGTCCAGGTCTTCCAGCTGGCGCTTGAGATCCAGTGTTTCGTGCTCGGCGATGTTCGCGTCGAGCTTCAATTGCAAACTGTTGGTCTCGGCGTCGACGTGGGCGATGTCGAAGGCTGACTTGCGCTGGTCCGCCGCCGCATTGAACTGCTTGAGCTCGGCCTGGACCGCGTCATTGGCCGCCTTGGCGGCCTTGGTCGCAGCGTCAACAACGTCAGGAGTAGCAGTCGTGAGGCCAGTGGCAATCCCCTGGCCCGCATCGGCACCGCCGGTCGTCAGACCATTCTGCATCATGGTCATACCGGTGGCGGCCGCGGCGGTCAGGTCGTCGATGGCTTTGCCGAGGGCATCCTTCGCCTCGGCAAACTTGCCACTCATCACCAGGGCCACCGCACCAGCGGCGATGGCAATCGCCGCGATAACGGCCACGATCGGACCTGCCGCGATGATCCACGCAAACATTGTGGCTGCAGCCGAAGCCAGTGCCGCGGCTGCCAGGCGAGCGAATCCCAGCGCGGCTTGTGCGGTTGCGACGATCATTGCGCCCGCGCCCCTGGCTGCGCTGGCGAGCGTTACTGCTGCCCAGCGCGCCGTGGCAATGGTTGCCGCGACAACCGCGCCGACGAACGTGACCCCGAGCACTGCTGCGACCCCACCAACCGCAACACCGACCACGCCAGCCCACGACTTGAAGGCGCCGGTCGTGGTGAAGTTGGCGATGGCAACTGTGATTTTGGCCAGCACCTGAAACAGCGGATTGAATGCCGTCGAGATCGCCAAGGTCACGTTGTCGTGAATGGTGCTCATGGCACCCGCGAAGGTGTTGGACTGCTTCACCATCATGCCGCCAAAGTCCCTGGCGCTGCCTGCGGAGAAGGCTTTCATCATGGTGTCGGCTGACACGGTGCCCTTGGTCACGCGCGCCATTGCGCCAGTCACGTCGGTGTTGAGGGTTGCGGCCAACCACTTCCAGGCTGGGACGCCGGCTTCGGTGAGCTGGAGCATCTCGTCGCCCTGGACTCTGCCCTTGGCCTGGATCTGCCCGAGTGCGAGGGTGATGTGATCGAGCGCGCCGGTCATCCCCATCGGACTGGCGGCGGCGACGTCACCGATCGAGGTCATCATCGGCAGGATCTGCCTCGCCGAGAACCCCATCGCCAGCATCCGCTGTGACGCTCGGACGAGGTCCGGAAACTCGAACGGTGTCTCCGCGGCGAACTGTTGCAGCTCGCCGAGCATGTCCTTGGCAGCTGAGCTGCTGTGCAGCATGACCGTGAACGCAATCTGACTTTGCTCGAGGCGCGAATTGAGACCGACGGCCGCGTCTCCAAGCCCACCCATCGCATCGCCCATCAGGTTCATGGCCGAGTTGCCGATGGCCAGGCCAACGCCCTGGGTCAGGCCCTGGCCGAGGTTCTTCTTCAGGCTCGCCACATTCGAGCCGATGCCGCCGAACAGCCCGCCCAGCACGCCGCCACGGCCGCCACTCGCGGTCTTGGCTGCGGTTCCGACCTTTTCAAGTTCTTTGATGCTGTTGGCGAGGGTGCGCAGCGCGGACGACGCTTGACCGGTGTCCGCGCGAATGCGCATCAGGAGCTCAGCTGTGGCAGCCATGTCGCTCCTTCTCAGTTACCTACGTTGTGTTTGGCGGCGTCGCGTTCGGCGTCTTTACGCGCCTGTTCGTACTGTTCGCGCTCGATCTCGAAGTGCGCGGCCCAGAACGCCATCTCGCCCTGCCCGAGCTCGCGCACGAGCCGCGCGTGGGTCATGCCCAGTTTGGCCGCGACGATGTACTCAGACTGCAACCCCAGGCTGTTCGTCTTCAACATCGCTTTTGGCATCCTCGGTTGCCTTGCCTCCAAGACCGGATGCCGTGAGGACGGCTGACAGAATCGTGTTGACGGGGCCGAACGAACGCTCGACGATCCACGACTTGGCCACGCTGAACGTCACCGGCGGCGTGACCATGCCGAGTGCGAGACACCAGGCGTTCAACACGTCCTCGTTGGTTTCCTTCTTGCGCGTATCCCAGGCGCGCTGTCGACAGGCCGAGAGCTGGTCATAGGACAGCCCTTTGATGGCGACCGAGCCGCCCCATTCGGGGATGGGCACCAGGATCTCGGGTCGGTCGGTGGCGCTGGCGATCTGCTCGAGCGTGAGCATCGTGGACGTGTCGGGTGCGGTCTTCTTTGGCATGTTCGAGGATGGCTCCTGCTGGTGAGGTTCCGCCGGCCACGTTTGGCCGGCGGGAGCCAACCTTTGCGTTGGCTTAGGTGTCGGTGACGGCGCCGTCAACGGCCAGCGATGCGGTGAACTCGCCGGCCTTGTCGCCATCGACGTCGTCGGAGAAGTCGGTGATGAAGGCGTTGAACGCGCGCTGCGGGCCACCCACGCCCTGGGGTTGGAAGACGACTGCAACGGATGTTGCGGGTGGGCCGAGATTGCTGGTGAAAATCGACGCGATCGTGGCGTCGAGCAGGCCCTTGACGCTCATGGTGAACTCGGGCGAATGCACCAGGGTGACCACGGGGTTCGAGCCCAAGACGTGGTGCATTTCGGACTTTGCCTTGCGGTCGAGCTTGACGCTCTCCACCGCCTCAGAGATGTCGGTGCCGTCGACGGAGAGGATTGCGACCGAGCCGCTTGCAAATGCCATGTGAGTGGGCCTTCTGTGTGGACGGGCTCGAAGGCCTCAATCTGTGGGTGAGCGAGCGACGGTCAGTTCGCGCGTGCGAACTGGGTGATCTGGATACGTTGACCACGCTGAATCGACAGCGTGTTGCGGCACGAGTGACAGCGGATCTCCTGCACGATCTCGCCGCACACACATGGCGCGAGCTCGATCCACAACAGGTGCCGACAGGTCGGACAGTTGACCGGGCGTCGGGTCTGCGCAACCGGCTGGTTCACGCTCAGGAGGCCCCGATGAGTGGGACGTGAAACTCGTAGCCGTACAGCTCCGAGCCGCCGTACTTGACCATCGACAGCATGCCCGCGGGTGAGCCGAAGCCGCCGTGCGCCGTCGGGTTGCCGCCCTTGGCAATGGCGAAGCCGTTGACCGCACCCAGCGGCCGAAACGCCTCGCGCATCAATTTCAGGAAGGCGTTGCCCGACTGGAAGACCTGGTCGGGATTGATCCCGGCGACCGCAGGCGCAATCATCACCAGCGTCACGTACGTCGTGGTGCCGAACTTGGCCGCATCCATCTGGCCGATGAAGGTCAAGGCGATCGGGAACATCGACGGCGCGAGCGCGGCCGGGTATGACTCGGGCGCGTTCAGCCCGATGCCGCGGGCGATGTCTTGCAACGCCAGGATCGTGTCGTCGAGGGCCACGGCTTACGGTGCCAGGCGCATGCGCTGGTCGAGCTCGGCGAGCACTTCGGTGGGGAATCCCTCGGGCTTTTCGTGCTGGATGCTGCCATCGAACAGGGTGGTGGTCGTGAGCGGCGCGCGCGAGCGGTAGTACCACTCGGCCAGCCGCAGACAGGCGCCGATGATCAACGCATCTGGCTGGCTGGAAAAGCCCCACTGGCCGCTCACGCTGATCCAGCTATCGCTCGGAAATGTCCAGCTCGAGGTGGTCTTCAGACGGATGGCGTTGTATGGCTGGGGCGGGACTTCCGCGGGTGCGTTGCGCGGCTCGAGCCAGTATTCGCTGGAGGCGATGGTGTTGCCGTCACCGTTGGTCAGCACCGACACGCTGAGCAGGTCGTCACCGACGTACAGCACGCGGTCGTACAGGTCGTCGCGTCGGAAATAACGGACCTCGGCGTGATTGGTGAACTGCCGACTGGTGTAGGAATCGAGGTAATCCGAGGCCCAGTCGATGGCGGTCTGCAGCAGCTCTTCGTCCGTATCGGTGAGGTCGGCCAGGCCGAGACGCGCGGCGACCTGCGACGTGTACACGTAGGAGTTGCTCATGTGGGGCTAATCCTTCCGTGGACGCGGGTCGCGCTCGACACCCTCGGCTCGGTTTGAGCGGTAGGTGTCGAGCACGGGTTCAGCGTGAGAACTTGTGCGAATCTCAGCGACTGGTCAGGGGGTGCTGTCGCGCAGGATGCAAATTTCCACGGTTGCGTCCGTGGCGCCCGCGTTCGTGATGTGCATCTTCGTGACGTTTGCGGAAAAGAGATTCGTGTAATTCGCCGACGACAGGTACACCTTGGGCGTACCGCCCGTCAGCGCGATCGTGTTGGCTGGCGAGCCACCCGACACGTCGTTGGTGTAGATCGTCACGTCTTCATCGCTGAGCAGATACACCAGCGTCAGGCTGGCGTAGGTGAAATCAATGTCCACCTCTTTGTTGGCCACGCCAGCGCCAACGGCAATGCGCCGCTCTTCTTTGCCATCGCCGGTGCGCGTGGTCGTACCCGAAAGGGTCGACCCGCTGCCGGACCAGGTCTGCTTCAAAGTTTGGGAGAAGTCCGCCATGTCGAGGCCGTCCTTTCAGAATGTTTCGGAAAAAGGGCATCGGGCGCGCAGCAGGGGGAGGCTGTTGCTACGCGCCCGACACGTCCTCGATCTAGGCGTGCATCGTGAGCTTCGTGAAGGCCGCGGCCAGCATCAGGTGGGCATCCCAGCGCTTGAACGCGCGGAAGCCGATCTGACCATTGGCGGCATACAGCTCGTTCAACCGCTGCATGTCCAGGCCAGCCCACTCACAGATCCAATAATGCTCGAATGAACCGAAAACGATGACATCCTTGGCTGCGGTCTGCAGGTCCATGCTGTTGTTGATCACGATGCGATGACCGAGCAGCGTCTCGGCCGGCTTGCCGTCGAGCCCGAACTGGAGCAGGTACTCGCCGGTCGTGGTGTCGGCCTTCAGCGAGCGGATGCTGGCCATGGTGGCGTCGTTCATCATCCACACGCCCTTGGCCCGATACAGCGGGCTCAGCGCGTAGTACAGGCTGATGATCTCATCGGCCGTGATGACCGTTGTCGACGCGGTGGTGACGCCCGTGGTGGCCGTCGACACGACGCCCGCGGGAGACACGCCAGCTGAGGCCGTGCCGCCGGTGAAACCCGCGGTGGGGGTGCCGTTCTCGGCCGCCGCGAACGCCTGGGTGAAGTCTGGTGCGAGGATCTGTCCCCACAGGTCGAAGCGACTGTCAGCCGCGAGCTCCTCGGACGCCTTGGCGAGCCGGGTGTACTTGATCGGCTGGAACAGGGTGCGACCGAGGGTTGGCTCCTTCTCGTCGTACGCGCCCGCTTCGGCGGTCCGGACGGCAGCCGCGCCGTACACCAGGTTGGGCACTT